CCGTTTTCAAGTCATTTAAGAATGAGTAATATCAAGGATTATAAGTATGATTGGATATGGGAAAAAGAACAGGGCAGTAATTATGCAACAGTAAAAACCAGACCATTTATAATAAACGAAAACATAGCAATATTTAATTCTGTTTTTTATTATCCAATAAAAGAAAAAGGCAAAAAATATAAAGACACCGCACGCAAAAGAAATTTAAAGCACTCAATAGGCGAATCAATAAAAAACCCTATTGTAAATAATGGCGAAAGGTTTCCGGTTAATATTTTGTTTTATGTAAATGATAATAAGTCTGGAGTATCTTTTCACCCAACACAAAAACCAGTATCGCTTTTAGAATACCTAATAAAAACATATACCCTTGAAAATGAAACTGTACTTGATAATTGCATGGGATCAGGTAGTACCGGCGTGGCCTGCATAAACACGGGCCGTAATTTCATCGGCATCGAAAAAGACCCGGAGTATTTCAAGATTGCGAAGAATAGAATCGATGAAGTAAAATCTCAATTAAGGTTATTCTAATGAAAGTTTTTTTAATCGCTCCGCCAAAAGACGAAGAGGACATTTCATTATTTACGCTTAATGATTATTCTTCTAAAGCCCGAAGCAATCAGCACCCTCTTGGATTACTTTATCTATATTCTTATTTAAAACCGTTCCACGAAGTAAAAATCTTCGATATGAACGCACTCGAATTGCCGATTAGTGCGATCAAAGATGAACTTGAAATATTTAAACCAGATTTAGTCGGCATCACGCAGGTTATCGGGAAAGTAGTAACAGTGCGGAAATTAGCGCAAGAGATCAAAAAATATTCAAGTGCAAAAATATGTCTCGGCGGTCAAAACGCTTCACTTTACCCGTGGGAAAATTTGCAATATCCTTACTTTGATTTTGTAATTTCAGGTTTTGGCCAGGTTCCATTAAAAGAATTATGTGACGCTCTTGAAAACAATCTTGATACTGACAATATAAATCGAGTTTATACAAAGAATAATTGCAAAAAAAAGATACAAGGGACTTTTGAATTTGTCAATGTCGATGATTTCCCGATACCAGACAGGGGAATTTTGCCTATCGAAAATTATCAAATGCCTTTTGCGCCGGAGAATCCTTGCACAAGTATGATAACGAGCCTGGGTTGCCCATTCCATTGCGGATTTTGCGCGTCACGAAACTATAAACCCGTAACATTGCGATCACCTGAAAATATTGTCGCTGAAATGAAACATATTGAAAGCCTGGGTATTCGTTCTATAATGTTCCAAGACGAATTGTTTACCATGAATGTAAATAGAATTAAATCAATTTGTTCACTCATCATAAAAGAAAATGTTAAATTACATTGGAGCGTTCGATCACGCGCAAACCTTGTCAATATGGAAGCACTTACTCTTATGAAGGATGCTGGAGCTTTTAATGTTCATCTTGGAATAGAATCAGGTACAAATAGAATTTTAGGCGAAATGAATAAGAAGCTCGATATTGACCTCATTGAAATGTCTGTTAATGCGATAAAGAACGCGGGATTAAAATGCACCGGATCATTTATGATAGGATATCCAGACGAAACAAAAACAGAAATACTCGCTACAATACAATTTGCAAAAAAATTGCAATTAGATGTATCGCAGTTCTATTATACGGCCCCGGAGCCAAACACGCCTCTTTATTGCCAGGTGAAGACAGCGAAGGGATTGAGCGATGACATATATTCCGATTTTACGCTTGACCCCGATAGCGTCGATCTTAAAAACAATATTGCTTCAAATCTGTTTTCCAAAGAAGAGCTTGAGGGATTCCTAAAATTAGCTTATTCTCAGACAAAAAATCTATACAACTTAAAGGAAAATCGGTCATGAAATACGTAGATTACCGCTGTAATGCCTGTGGAACACTTAGAACGGCCTATTTTGAGGACTTGGCGGCTTTCCCGTCTACTATGCCCTGCGAAGCCTGTGGAGTCCCGTGTAGGCGCTCATATGCGCCCCAGGCGGTCATTATGCACCAGGGACGAGCCGGGAATAGTAAGAACGGGTTTACCAGCAGTCCTGTGAGTATAAAGAAAACGTGATACCCTATCTCCAGCGCCTTTCAGCGGTACACAGGAGCTCCCAGCAAGGTTTTACGGCCCTCCCCTGTACCAGATTGCTTATTTTGCGAAAAAGGCTCCTGAAATCGGTGAAAAATTTGTTGTATCGGGAAAAAATCCCTTGACACGCCGGAAGTACACGGTTATTGTCATTCTTTGTCTCTGAGGATTATTTATGATCGACTTACCCATCCAACACCCTCTTCAGGTTTTTTCTAAAACCGCCCCCCAATCCCAGGGGGGCTTTTTATTGAGATTAAATTTTAAAATAAAACCCTACTTCATTGTTTCAAATGACTTCATGACTGCTGTACAAATTAAACGAACCAATAAGTGTTATTCAACCGAATTAAAACTGTTCAGTTTTAAGCAAAAATCCTCTCAAATATCACTAATTCCTACAATCTCAACTGTTAAATTGTTAAATTTTTTACAAGTCGCCTTTTTTCAAGTGGGTCTGTGTTAATTTCTGAAAATAGACTAAAGACGTTATAAAGTCTATGTTTTAGTTTTTTAACCCAGACCCACTTGAATTAATGGGCTTTGTAAAAAAAATAACAAAATATACATATAATATATATACATATATAGTATTATATATATATTATATGTATAATATATACTTTTGTTATTATTTTATTCTATACTATTTCAATATTTTACTATACAAATGTATTTATACAAATTGTATAGCAATTTTGAAGTCATTTGAAAGAATGAAAATGAGAATTTATTTTAAAAAATAGTATTGACAAATCAATTATTCTATATCCATGTACTAAATTATGTTAATCGCAGACCATGAAAACAAAATCACTTGCGCCGGATGTGGCAATGTTTCAATAGAAGTTCATCCAATGCGCGGAAAAGGATTTTCCAAACGAGAATTCCTGATCAGTAAAAAATGGAGGGTGTCAAGTGGACGGCCATATTGCCCCGTATGCAGGAATAAAGGCAAAGGTGGGATAAACGCTATTAAAATCAATGGTCTTTGGTACACCGAAAAAGAACTTGAAAAATATATAAAGAAAATGCCATGAGTATAGGAAAACAAATAATAGATTACTTAATAACAGAAATGGGAAATCCCAAACAACGATATTTCCCGTTAGGAGAAGTCACATTAAATTATGATATACTTGTTGCATGGAACGAAAACAATAATGATTATTTCTCATTATACATAACCCTTGAACCAATTGAAGATAAAACTCATAATCCTGAATATAATATTTTCGATGATATTACAGAAAAAATACAAAACTTAATGAATTCCAAATTAACTTTTAAAAATGAAACATTTATATTATATATAGATAACAATGTATATCTTGATAATAATTCTATTTATTTAATGAAAATGAAGTTTAAAAGAATTCTAAAAAAATCAATAATAAAAGCATTTGAACGCCCTCGAATGAGAAAGCATATCGACCAGGATATTATTTCGATGATCCAGGATGCCGGAGAAAAAGGTGTATCCGCTTCAGAATTAAATCAGAAAACTCAAATGATAACAAAAGAAGAACGAAATAAAATAATAAAAGAATTATTTGATAACGAAATTATATCATTGCACTTTGATAATTCCCGTGGTAGAAAAAGAAAAATTTATAAATACGAGTAATCATGGAAATATTAAGTGTCGAATCAATCGAGCTCCCAAGGATAAACGATAAGTTCCGTAAAGACTTTTCGCTCAAAAAATCTTATAGGATGAAAAAAGAAAATCTAATCAAGCTATTGAAAATAAATGCTATTGGCGCTGAAAAGATTGCACCGCCTTATACTGTGATAATATCAATCGGTACTCACTACGATTTGGACGCATCAATTAAGCCAATTTTCGATTCCATGCAGGACGCAAAAGTGATTGACAATGACAAAAATATCCATAGACTCGTTATAGATAAAGACCCGGTGAAGCGTAATGTGCCAAATTGGATCATCGTTGAACTATTCACAAAAGGGAAGGAATATAAATGAACGGAAAACAATCAAAAATACAAATGATTAAAATGGAAATGGCCGTCAAAGATGGTATCATTGCCGCACTCGTCAGAATCATTACCGATAATAAAATCAAGCTGCCTCCAAAAATAATTTCCATGCTCGAAGCATTCTACGTTAAAAAGAAAAACGAAAAGGAGACAGCGCAATGAAAAGAAAGCATAAAAAGAATAATAGAATGGACGCTCAATCGTCCTGAATGGTTGGAATAAAATGGAAGCGGAAAAGAAAAAAAAACCAGCGAGAAAAGTAGAAAATATTCATAAGCTATTTGCTAAAGAGTACGTCGTTCATTACGGCAACGGTACTCAGGCATATATGAAAGTATATCCGAAAACAAAAGAAGCTACTGCTGCGGTTAGTGCCAGCCGCCTGTTAAACAATGTTAAGATTCAACGGCTCATCGACGCGGAATATAAAAAAATATTTAAAGAAAAAGATACCGAAATTGAAAAATCAAAAACATATAAAATGATTCATGCAATCGGCAATTCCAACATTTCTGATGTAGTGGACCTCGAAAATGGGACTCTTAAAGTGAAGGACATCAGTGAAATACCACCTGGTGCCATAGAGGCGATACAATCTATTAAACGGCATAAGAAAGAAACGGCATACGGAACGGATGATATGCTTGAGGTACGGATGCACCCGAAGTTACAAGCTCTCGAACTTCGTGCCAAGCTCCAGGGTATGATCGAAAAGGATAGTAACCTTGCAACACTTGAAATCGTGGTCAAACCGGCAATAAGACCGGATAAGAAAAAAGAATAATGCTATGGATGTCGATTTCACTGAATTTTATGATTTGCTGAATGAAGTTTTTTGGGATTTTTTCGACGATAAAAGTAGGATTCGTATATCGTATGGCGGAAGCGGATCGGGAAAAAGCGTTGAAGCGTTTCAAGAGGCAATTTACAAACTGATTGCCGAACCTGGGCATAATTATCTTATCGCAAGAAAAGTCGCCGCAACAAATAAAACCAGCACTTATGCGTTGATAATTCAGTTGATTAACGACATGGGATTAAACCAGGCTTTTCAAGTTAATAAGACCGACATGTCCGTTACCGTTAAGGCGACGGGGTATATGGCAGTTTTTAAAGGGCTGGATGATATTGAAAAAATTAAATCAATTACTTTCCCGAATGGAATATTAACGGATATAATTGTTGAAGAAGCAAGCGAGATAACACAAAAGGATTTCGATCAATTAAATATTCGTCTTCGGGGCAAGGCAAAAGTTCCATTGCAAATTACTCTTTTGCTCAATCCTATTTTCGATAAGCATTGGATTAAGCGAGAGTTTTTCGATTTGCGTTCGTATCAAAAGAGAACGAAAGTTTGTATCCTGAAGACCACGTATCTTGATAATGAATTTATTGATGATGATTATAAGGCGGTTCTCGAAAGTTATAAGGATATTGACTATGAGTTTTACCGCGTATATTGCCTTGGAGAGTGGGGATCGTTCGGTAATATAATTTTTAATAACTGGTCATTTGGGAAGTCTCCATGCTCTGAAGATGATTTTGACGCTATTTATAACGGGCAAGATTTTGGCTATGTCCATCCCCAGGTAATAGTAAAGATCGGGTTTAAGGATGGAACGATGTACACGTATAACGAATTGTGTCTTTTTGAAAAGCACAATAAAGAGTGTATAGATGTGAATGATGAATTTGATGTACTGCATAAGGGTGAACATGTTATTTGCGATAGTGAAGCTCCAGACAAAATAAAAGAATGGGCGCAACATGGGTATGGGGCCATTGGGGCAAAAAAGGGGAAGGGGTCGGTACAAAGAGGAATCGATTTTTTAAAAGCTCAAAAATGGGTCATAGACGATAGCCGCTGCCCCAGGACGGCCCAGGAGGTGCAGCAATATCACCGGAAAGAAGACAAGGACGGGAACGCACTGGAAGACCCGGTGGACCTGTTTGATGACGCTATAAAGGCCCACATGTACGCACTGGAGCCTCTGTCGAGAAGTAAAGGCAAGCCATCGGTCCTGGCGGGGGTTGTATCGGAGGGCAAAAAAGAGATATTAAACGTGAAGCGAGCCGAGCGCAAGAAGATGCGCGAGGTTATAAAATCTCAGCGCCGGGAGAAGCGGGAGGCCCGGAAGAAAGAAAAAAATAAGTAGTTGACAAAATAACTTTCATGAAATTCTCTATTAAATAGAACATATAATCCGTGGTGGAAGATTAAAGGCAACGGTTTTGGCCGGGCGGGTAAAGACTTAAACCTCCAGCCCGCCTTTCCACAAAACTCATACGAGGCGGTGATGAAGATGGCTCTCGGAAAAGAACAGGAAGCCCTCTGCAAAATGTTTTTAGAAAAGTTATTGTTTCATACTCATCCTCACCCGAACGGATATCAGTCGCGGTTTGTTGCGACATTTACTCAGGACGAAAAAAACGAAATTGAAAGAATTTTGGCAGAAGGTAAATAACATGCCTGGAAAAATTGATAAAGCAGTTGATTTTCTGAAGTCAAATAAATGGATGAGAATTCTTTATCTTATCGCAGCCATTGGGTTTTTTTCGTGGATTATTCTTTCCGATCAGTCCTGTGACTATGAAAAAGGCAAGGGGATTTCTTGTGACTCCAAAAGCAAGGTTTCTATTGACGTGAAGCGGGGAAATTGACGGTGGAAACTGCTCAAAAAATAATCGTATCAATCGTCTGCTTCATCCTGTTTTGTGTCTTTGTTTTTTTTTCAGGTTATTATTATGGTACGAGAAATATAGAGCCTGGCGTGATTTACAAGGACCGGGTGGTGACGAATACGATTTATAGGGATCGCGCCTTGACGTTTGATGAATGCAAAGGTCATCTTGAAAAATACGATCAGGGAAATTTCATCCTTGACATAAAGCATAAAGAAGAAAATCGATATACCATCTATGGAGAATTGCACGAGCGGAAGGCTTCGAGAGACGTAGAAATCGAACTATCCCGGTCCGGGGACTGGAGGTTTTATGTCGCTGGAGCCGCGTTAGCAGGAGCCGCATTCTCTCTTGCGGTATTCAGATAATGTTTTGTCCGTTTTGTTTTGGAAAGATTACCATACCGGATGTCCAGGACGGTATTTCAAAATGTATGGACTGTGGCAGAGAATATGAACCGTATGCTTCGGACGTGAATTCGATTCCGTTTTTAAAGCATGAGAATATATGTGTGCTGATAACAAATAATGAAGGGCTTGTTATTCCGATGTCAGTTTTTAAATCGTGTGAATAAAAGGATGGTGTGATATGCCAAGATTTGAGACTATTGCGGGAAAGAAGATACATTTTGATGAAACTTACTTTTTAACTTATGCAGGCGGCCATCGTGAGCTTCCGGCAAAAGAGCAGCGGGAATATAATAAGATTTTAGGACTGCCCTTGATATTACAGCGCAAAGAGCTTGCAAAGATACCTTTCGAGAATAACCCGAATGTGGTCCCGTTAAAGGGACATCAGCTTTTGATGTTCATACGGGAAATGGGCTTTGTTCCTTTCTTCGATCAATACTTCGAGAAGTCTCACTTGGTTAAACTTACGGATGTAATAATCTACGAGAGCATACGAGCCAAGCAGTATGAAATTTGTTTAAAAAATGGCGAATAATCTCAATGTTTAATAAAATTTGTAAAAATTGCAACGAGTCTTATTCTACACAATATAGCTTTTCAAAATATTGCAGTAAAAAATGTCATCATATCGCTAATGGTAAATTAAGAAACGAAAGGAGAAGGCTGGAGAACAAAAAATTTTTAAATATAAAATGCAATGTTTGCGGATCGGAATTTATTGCTAAAAGAATTGGAATGAAATATTGTAGTAAAAAATGTAGAAAAAATGGGCTTATTGATTCCCCCGAAAATAGAATAAAAAGAAAAAGGAGATTGAGTGAAACAAAAATTATTTTCTGCAAAGATTGTGGAAAAGGAATAGAAACGAGATTCCACAATACTAAATATTGTGATGAATGTAGAAATTCAAAAAAGAGTTCTCAAAATATTATAAAAAAATTAAAAATAGAAAAAAGGAAGTTCCCTAATGGGAGAATTTGTACAATTTGTGGTAACGCTATAAGCAAAACTCATCTTAATGCAATATATTGTGATAAATGTAGAGATGATCAAGATAAAAAAATAAAATCGATGTGGCAAGAAGAGAGGTATATTAAAGCATATCCTAAAAATAAAGAATGCAAAATTTGTGGAAAATCATATTTTGCAACTCGAAAAAATCCTAATTGTTGTAGTGAAAAATGCAACAAAGAAATGATTAAAGAAAACAATAAGAAATGGAGAAAAGAAAATAAAGAGCATTATAAAATATTAGATCACAAAAGAAGAGAATTGAAAAAAAGAGCCGGTTCTGTGAAAGATATTGCTATTCATTATAAAAATAAATTAAAAATATTTGGAAATACATGTGTATATTGTGGATGTTCAGTTGAATTGAGATTAACGGTTGATCATCTTATACCTCTTTCAAAAGGTGGGGATAACAGCTATAATAATATAGTCCCTGCTTGCAAGAGTTGCAATAGCCGAAAGAGCGCGAAGGATTGGATTGCATGGTATAGAAAACAGGATTTTTATTCAAAAAGAAGAGAGCTTAAAATCATTAAAATGTGTTCTTAAAATAATTCGGCACAAGGAGAAAAAACATGAAATTCAGTGAGGCTTTTGATAAGGCATTTGATTTAGAAAAAGAGAGGGCAGCGAAGGAAGGAAGGAACTTCGCGGTATCACCGGCGACGGCAAAGACACTTGCTTTTTTCTGGAACATGATGGCGTTTGCACAGGCAGAAAAAGGGCTTGACAATTTTTGTTATATTGATAACAATAACGATATTAAAGAAATACCCTTCGATGAGACAAAGAAGGGGAAAGGCAAAAAGTCGAAGTCTTCTCCTGACGAAACGACAGCCGATCAACAGGTAGAAGGCGACGATAACGGTGAAGAGTCCGGTCCGGAAAATAACTGACATTGATAGTTCTCCCGCGTTAGTCAATTATGATAAAGCATATAAAGAGGCGCGGGACGCTATTAAACATCTTGATAAAAAGACGTTGAAGTCAATAAACAAGGGCATTCAATACGACTGGCTCAATAATACTTCTTTTAACAATGTCATATATCCCAAAGATAAAATACCGGACAGGCTGCTCAGAATAATCGAGCGTCGAAACGGTATTGTCGGCGCGATAATAACTCTTCGGGTACAGCAAGCAATCGAATTCTCCCAGATAAGCGATGACCCGGACGTTCCGGGCTGGAATTTTGCGCTTAAAGACAAGAAAGAAACTCTCTCAAAAGAGCGAGAAAAGCAACTCGAATTCCTTACGGACTTTATGGTCAATACTCACCGCTCCGATTATGTGAGTATCGAACAGAAACAGGATACGTTCCGGGATTTGATTACGAAATATGTCCGGGATCGACTGCTCATTGATAAGGTGGTCTGGGAAATAGAACGGGACCGGAAGGGCATAGCGGCGGCTTTATGGGTTTTGGATGGCGCTACGATCATCCCTGTGCTTCCAGGCGGCTTTTACGGGTCCACGTCGATGATAGGGGTGGGCCTTGGTGGTGGAATAAACAAACTATCGGAAGAAATCAGGAAAGCTCGTCTTGAAAATATCCCTCCCGTCGAAGAAATTTCGTATATTCAGGAACTTTTATACGGTAGTAGCGGTGGCGGTATAACGGCTGCTTTCCGGGAAACTGACCTATTGTACGATATCGCCAATCCATATAACGATGTTCGATACTATAAGCAGGGCATGTCGGTCACGGAAAAAGCGAATACCGCGATTGTTGCGTTCATCAATTCTCTTACTTTTAATTCAAATGGCCTTTCCCGTGGGGCTATTCCGAAGATTGCGATTGCGATGGGTAAAGAATCCGGGTACACTCAGGACCAGCTTGAGGATGCCGAGGATGAATGGGCCGCGAATTTCATGTCAACAGACGGCCAGTGGAATATCCCGCTTTTGAATGGCGATGCGAAGGTTCTGAATCTTCTGCCCAACAACCGGGACATGGAATATCAGAAATACATGGAATTCACCGGAGCCTTGACGTGCGCGATAATGGGCGTCGATAGTTCCGAAATCGGGTTACGACTCAACCAGGCTCAATCAGTTCTTTCCGAGAATCAGGATGCCAAGCAACTTTTCTCGAAAAACCGTGGTACTCGCGAGATGCTGAACGGGTTCTCATTTATAGTAAATCGATTCCTGAAAACGAGCGGATTCCCGTTCGCAAAAGATTGGTTTTTTAAGTTTAATGGACTGAATATAGAGGACAAGTCTTTCGAGGCGGACCTTCGCAAGAAAGACGTTGAATCGATAAAGACTGTTGACGAGGTTCGGGCCGAGCTTGACCTTCCCCCGCTCCCTGATGGCTTGGGTGCAATTATACTCAATTCCGTATTTATGCAAAACAAGCAGGCGGCAGAAATGGCGGCCCAGGGCGGCGGTATGGAAGGCGGCGGCGAAGAAGAAGGCGGGTTCGGCGGGTTTTCCGATGACGAGGCCGATAGTATGGCCGATGAAGCGATGAATGACATGGCGAAAGCCGTGAGATTAATGTAACGAGGTTATGACAATGGCAGTTGAACGGAAAAATGTGCGTGTGTGCCAGGTGAAATATTTGACGGGATATTACGATGTCTTGATTGCCGTTGACGATCTTGATGAAGTGAATGACATTTTGCAGGAATGGGCGCTCGATAAGTGGGGTGTTGCGCTTTCTCTCCCCGAAGCTCT